AAAAAGCCGCTTGCTGATAGGCTGAACAGTATGCTGCTGAAATGGACGGCGGCAAAGCTGACGGAACACCGGCTCATTATGCCGTATATGCCGCAGAACAAAGATGTGTTTGAATACGGCCGGCAGATTGGCTTGAATGATAACGCTATTGACAATCAATTCCGTATCCTGCAATGCTACATGAACGACTTTACGTACAGTTGCAAGCATCATGAGCCTTGTAAAAGTAAGCTGCTAAAATGTGGCGATACACTTACTTTGGAGGTGCTGGCGTGAGGGATTGGACGGCATGGATTGGGGCTAAATATGGCACGCTGACCGTTGAAAAGTATTTGGGCAACCAAGGAACCAGTCACACCTTCTTTTTAGTGCGGTGTGACTGCGGCAAAACAAAAAAAGTTATAACTAGCGACTTCTTAAAAGGTAAGGCAAAATCTTGCGGCTTACTGAAATGCAAACGCGCGGTTGCCAGTGCCAAACTGTTGGATTTACCCCGACCGCCTAAAGACGACGCGGACCCGAATCGACAAACTGTTAGCGCAATAGAAGCACGCTTAAAGCCTAAATACTTCTGTAAGGCTGTTGCCCCGGAGTGTACGATAAGCACTCTGCTGCACATCTGCTGTTGTGAGTGCGACAGACCTTGCAAGCGGTGTGAGAATACGCCGCAGAAGTGCGGAGCGAGGAAGAGAATAGAGATTGAAGGAGGTTGAAAAACATGATGAATAAAGAAGAAGTTCGCCAATATTGGCGACACCAGGAACGAATGACGGCTTTAAAAGTAATTTGTTTATCGCTTATAGGCGCAGCGATATTGGTTGCGGGGTGCGGTGAAACGGAAGAAGAGATTAACGCTAACAATGCCAAAAGCAGAGCCACCGTTGAAGCTGCCAGCGCGAATAATAATATCAAAAGCACCGGTAGTGTTATTGCTAAAAAAGTAGGTGGTAGCGCAACTATCATCTTGCCAGACAATCAGAAGTTGCAACTTGTTACATGGAAAAATGACAATATGTGGGTGCTTTACCGTCCTATGAGAGCTGATGAACAGGCGGAAACTTACACTTATCAAGAAGATAGTAAGTTCGGCCTTTTGGAAGCGAAGATTGTTATTCGCGAGGTGAAGAAATGGGAGTGATTAAACCAGACGAGAGCCGTAACATGTGGCGCATAAATCGTCATGGGGCAGGAGTGAAACGCCGTATCCGCAAATTGACACATGTGCCACTTAAAAGATTAAGATGTTTTCAGCATGAAGGCTACTGCCGTAACTCTATGGGATTGTGCTACCAACGTCGCTTAAAGCTTAGATTGACCAACAGAAAAATATGCGTGGTACGATACATTATCGTGGTTGTGAAGGAGGAATAACAGCAAATGACACCAGAACGTCAGAAATGGTGGGATAGCCTGCCGCAACGTGAAAAAATGTTGCGCGAACAAATTTTAGATGTCAAAAGAGAAATCTCAATGGCTAAGTATAGTCTTCAGCTTGGCTGTTTTAAGCCTAAGGCGACAAAACTTATTGCCGCCGGGATAAAAAAGCAAAAGGTTACGTTAACAGCTTTAAAGCATGAGCTTGACCGTACAACGGTAGTGACGTATACAGAGCGCTACGAAGGGGCGACAGATATTTGCCGCTGTGAAAAGTGCGGCGGCACTTTTGAAGAGTTTGGACAGACATACTGCTGCTGGTGCGGCAGAAAGATTATGGGGGTGTAAATAATGAACGAGCCGATTGTCAGCCCGTGGCTGATTTACTGGGCAGGAAGGCTTAACGCAATACAGGAGTTTTGCTGCGTAGTGGGATGCTTACTAACGGCTGCCGCCATCTTTCTTGGAATGATAAAATTTATAGACAACGATTATCACAGCGATGCCACAAATAAACGGTTATGGAGTTCCTTAAAGAAACTGGTATGCGCAGCACTGTTCTTGGGTGCTCTTGCCTCGTTTATACCAACTAGGGATGAAGCAATAGCGATGTATGTGACGAGATATATAACACCAGCAAACATCAAGGCTACAGGCGAATTTGCAGATAAGGCTGTGGATAAGCTGATTGAGAAAATTTTGAAAGCTAGTAAAGCTGTAAAGGAGTGATAACATGGCTAAAAATTTAATCCCGGAAATTACAAACGCAGAGTCTGGCGGCTATCCAAAGTGAATTGGTGGAGAATCTCCATGAAATGCCGGATTGGATGTTAGAACAAATGGAACGCGACATTGACTGGAATTTTCAGTTAATGGAGATGCGCAGAGGCAAAGACGGCAAGGTTAAGTTTGATGATGACTGCGAATTCCAACGTCCGATACTGGAAGCGATAAAACAGGAAAGGGAAGCGAGAAAATGAAATTTTTAGTAACCTGGAAGAGTATCGCTTTCCCAGATATGGACCTGCAAACCTGCGTTGAGGCTGATAACGCTGCTGCAGCGCAGGCTAAGGCAGAGGCGGAGGCACCAGCTGGATTTCAAAATGTTTATTATGTTGACTATGTACAGGAGGTACAGAAAAAATGAGTAAAGGTTTAAGCAAATTTATGTATAGCCAGCTTGACGAATTGGAGGCGCTGTTCAAGAAAAAGCATGAGCAGTATTCTTCCGGCGCAGATGAGCTTGCTAATTTTCGCCGCGGCGCGCTGCTGAACGGACGCACGGACGATGCAGAGGGAATGTTTGAGGAACTGAAAGCGTATGCGGCAAAGCATATCGCTTTTGTTTATACTCACGATATTCACGGCGATAAAATCGCTGAAAGTTTGAAGGACATTGCCGTATATAGTCTGATTGGCTTGTATATGGCAGAGCTGGCGAAGGCTGAGGACGAAGAAACATATAGCCTGGGGCCTTGCCTTGATAGTGCTTTAATCGCAGCTGCAAACAAAAGCATTAAAGCTTTTCGCGAGGTGCAACATGAGCTTGATTCTGCTCGTGCGGTGCGGGATAAGAAAGAGGATACAGAAAAATGAATTTGACGTTTACGATTCCAGGCGAACCGACGGCGCAGGGTCGGCCTCGCTTTTCTACTCATGGCGGATTTGTAAAAGCATACGACCCGGAGAAAAGCCGGAACTATAAAGCCTACGTCAAACTGTTAGCCAGTGAAGCGATGCAAAATATAGGGCTGACACTCACGGAATTGCCCCTGGGAGTAGAGATAATAGCTGACGTGGGTATTCCTGCCAGCAAGTCAAAAAAATTCAAGGAGCAGGCTTTAAACGGCTTACAGTTACCGATAAAAAAACCCGATGCTGATAACGTCGCAAAGATTATTCTTGATTCTATATCTGGTATTGTCTATAAGGATGATAAACAGATTGTTAAACTTACAGTATCTAAAAAATATAGTGATATTCCGAAAGTTGAGGTGAAAATTTATAATGTTGAATAATTGTTTGATACTTGGCTGGGTAAAATTTGAACCTACGGTGCAAGTTATGAAGAACGGCAAAGAGGTATGCAACCTTGAAATTCAGTGCTCCAGAACGTACCTTGATAAGGACGGCAAAAAGATTTATGACTACATTTCCTGCCGCTGCTTTATCCCAGGACTGATTAAATATATCAGCAACTACATCACAAAAGGCACGCAAGTTATTGTCGGCGGCCGCTTCCAGACTGATTTATACGTGGATAGAAACGGCAAAAATTCTAAAGCAAGCTATTTACTGCTGGAGCATTTGGAAAGCGTAAAGATTGCGCAAACCACTACGCCTTATCCCACAAAAGCGGAACAGAAAGACCCGCTCGATGATGTGGACTGGTAAAGAAAATGGATTACGCAGAAGCAGCAGACCATGCAGAGAGTTTGTTCTTTGCTAAAAATGCAATAGGTAAAGCGGTTGTTTCTACCAGAATGCAGCAGAGGGCGGAACGCTTGGAATTTGATATGAGGACCGGCGGCGATTCTACGGCACGCCTTGCGATTCAAGCAGTAACGCCGCTTGCTGCGGTTCGGTGTATTTATCTTGGGCAGGCGTTTTTGGTTTACCAGCCGGAAAAATGGCTGGATGTTATGGAACGTTCGCTTCTTCTGTTTCGGCAGCGGTTTGGTGACAAGTCTTATAAGGCGATTCAGCACCGGTATGTATACCATTGGACGGTCAGCAAAATCTCCGTTATGGATGAAATTAGCCCGCAGGTGTACGCGCTCCGTCGCCGCTCATTCATTGACGGCCTGCTCATGCTGGCGATTCAAGAAGGATTGCTGCGAATTGACATAAACGCCAACAGCTTCCAAAAGGCCAGGGCAGAACAGAAGAAAGAAGGTTAAAGGCAGGCGCACGGCGCTGCCGCTTCTAAACATTAAGAAAACGCTTGCTATTGGTTGGGCGTTATGCTATAATAGCCTTGTCGATAAGCGTAAGCGCCTTTCGAGTATTGCGCTTGTCGGTTCAGCTCTAAAGGCGTAAAGCTGGCACGGATTGAAATATTGTTGATTTTCTTTATGAAATCGCACCAAAAAGAAAAGCCCGGCGTTGCCGGGCTTTTTTCTTTCCAAAATTTGGTTGCTGCGCCGCTTGCAATTTCTGGGCGGCAGTGTTATAATAAAAATGTCAAGAGAAAGTGAACGCCTTTTAAGTATCGCTTCTCTTGGTCCGGTGGTAAAGGCGTAGCACCGGCGCGGATTGAAAAAATTATATTTTTATGTATCACACAACAAACAAAAAGGCCGGGGCTTTCGCCTCGGCCTTTTTGTTTTTCGCTTCCCTAAAGTATGCGCCACACGCACAGAAAAGGGCCGCCACGCGTTCCAATCATGGCAGCCCTAGGATTATACCTGTAAAACATTTCGGCTTCAAAAATATATAGCCTGCTCGCATTTGCAGGATACAGAAAAGCCCCTGGGCGTTTGCCCTGGGGCTTGTGTTTTTTTATAATGCTTCGTTAAAATACCGGGCGGCGGTACAATTCGGTAACTTTTGCCGCCAGCTCATCTCTTATCATCCAACGAATAAGCGGGGACGTTGCGTTTTTAAATTTTTTGCACGCTTCTGCAACCAATCCCGCGCGCAATGCGTCAACTTCCCAAACGTGCAGCGGCGTGCGTTCTTTCAACGTGCGCGCGGTCCAATTAGTTGGCGGGTTCCAAAGCTGTCTGTAGTTGTCCGGCAGCCCTACGCCTTGACGCTTCCAATGGTTCAGCAACGCCAGGCGAAAAGTTGCGGCTTTCCAATTAACAGTTTGGCGGCCGCGCTCATTGTCAAGCCGGGCGCGGATAGCTTTCTGCTTTTTGATTTCGGCTTTCAAGCCGACAAAATTTTTCATAATTTCGCTTCCTTTCAATAATAGCCCGGCTTGCGCCGGGCGGGTGATTCAGGGTTATAGTTCGACAACTTCCAGATATGCGCGGCGGCGGTCGTTGTCGATGATATACGGGCGGCAGCCGCTGCCGTCATATTGGTTAATTACGTCGGCTTGTTTAAAGTCGTCATAATCAATCACCGGGCAGCCTACGTCATCAGCGTAAACGCTAGCGCCTTCCGGCAGCATCATGTAAACGCGGTCACTCGCTTCACTGTAAGCGACGGGGGCCAGGGAATAGCTTTCGTTATAGCCGCATTTCTGGTAGTCGCGCCAGCCGGGGAGAAGAACGCGGGGCGCTTCTTCATCGTAACCAACGGTTTCGTATTGGTCGGATTCTGCCAGGTACACCATAACCGGGTAAAGTTTAACGGTTTCGCCTTTGATAAGCTCGCCGCTTTCGGTGCAGGCTGTCGCTTCCCAATATTCGCCGTTCCAGTCGCGTTCGAAAGCGGCGTAGCGCTGGCCTTCTTCATCGGCGGCTACAAAAAGGGCGTTATAAACGTTGTTTTTAACTTCTTTCAACATGGTTAATTCCTCCTAAAAAATCGCTTCTGCCTTTTAATATTCTACACCGGCGGCTTTCCTGCCGGTGTAGTGGGTTGAATAAATTAAAATGCTGATTCAACGGTCTAAATAAAAATGGCTTACGTTTGTTCCGTATATTTCCGCTTTATATATGCGGTCGGGGTTGCCAGCAAGGAACCAGCAAACAAAGAACACTTTCGGGCCGTAAATTGCAACGTTGCAATTATTCGCAAGGTCAATAATAAGATTATGACTACGATATACGCCGTCAAGCTGATAGAATTTCTTTCGCTTCACTTTAAAGCCTCCTTGATTTCTGCGGTCCATTCGTTACGACTTTTAAAGCCGCCTGCTTCCGCAACCATAGCGGCAATGATGCGACATGAAAAATCATGTTCCGCCTTATGCATTGCCGGTTGCTGCCGGAATTCTTCAATCTTCAGCAACAATTTTAACGCTTCTTCACGCTTCATTTTTATACACTCCCTTTTAAAATTTTCAAGGTTCCGTTTTGGCCTGCCTCATCAGTACCGGGGCGGCCGGTCCCCGGTATACGCCGCGCGGGGCGGCGTTTCGGCTATTGTAACAAGGGCGTTTCCGGGCGGTATTTTAAAAACTCGCTGCCGTGCAGGTCGCGGATTTGTTCCATGGTCAACGCGCGGCGGACTTTCTTCACCCATTCGCCTGCATGCCAGTACCAAAGTTTTTTCTTGCTGGCCCATTTACAACCGGCGCTTTTCAAGGCGTCTTTGTTCTCTCTCGTTTCGCCTCCTATCCATAACCAATTACCGCATATCTCGATTTCAAGGCCTTTCAAGCCCATCAGCACGGCCAGAATTTCGGCAAATTCCGCCTGTTCGGCCAGGATTTCGGCGGCTGTTTTATAAGTGCCGTCCGCTTTCTTGTTGCGCTGCCACTCCTGGCGGCTTTCGCTTTCGGCAAGTTCGGCGGCGCGTTTGTCGTGCGCTGCGCTCATTGCCTTAAATTCTGCGGCCGTGCCGCCTTTGTCCGGATGGCAACTCATGCAGGCTTTTTTAAAAGCCTTTTTCAGTTCCTCGATTGTTTCGCAAGCGGCAAAAATCTTTCTCCAGTCCATTTTCTTTTCCTCCTTTTTTGGTTCCGGGTTGTATTTGGCTTTTAATTCGGCGAATTTCTCGCGGCTGACTTTGGCAACCAGCTTTACAAAACGGCGGCTGCTGTCCCATGTATCATAGATAACGCCGTTGACAACGGCTACGGCGTGCTTTGCTACAAAAACAACGTAGCTTGCGCCGGTATCGCAATGCTTTGTAAAGCTGTTGACTGTTTCGCGGCTGGCGGCTTTAACCTCTATACCTAAATCAGCCAGGGCGGCGGTGATGTTCTTCACGGTGTTCCATGCAGCGCCGCTTTCAAATACCTTTGTTTCCAGCAGCTTTTTAGCCTGCTGGTAGGTTAACGGGGTTGCCGTGCAGATTGCTCTAATTGAGCAATCACCAATATTCTTATTTTCGGGGTTCGCATTATACTTTTCAAAAGTCATTTTCTTATTCTCTCCTTTCGGCTGTTGGCTAGGGCTTCGGACCTTCTGCCTGGCAGCTTTACGGCCCCCAACGGGGCCGCCGTCAGCTTTAAAAAATCAGATACACGATGTTTGTTGCGTATTGATAGACTTCCTGCTGTGCCTCGCTTAATGCCGGGTAGCGGTTCATAAGATTTGCAACTTTCATAAGTTGTTTGATTCGCAGGTTTTTAATTTTCATTGTTTCGGCCTCCTTAATATTTGTAAACGGTTGCTTCACCGGTAACATCAAAAAAGACATTATAGAAATGGCCTTTGACTACCGTGTAGAGTGCTTCAACGTGCCCCGGGAATTCGTCAAAGTCGCGGGTGTTCAAAATTTTAATGTCTTTCAAACACGGCTGAAAGCCGTATTCGCGGAAAAGCGCCAGCTGAACCGCTTTAGCGTTTTGAGTTTGCTCCATGCGTTTAGTCATTTTTTGTTCCTCCTTGAATGTAGCCGTGCTGGCTAGTTACTTGTTTTCTATGTCTATGATTATAGCGTATGTGGCTATACTTGTCAATAGCTAAAATGGATATTTTTATATTTTTTTTGACTTGTTTTTTAGGCGCGGCGGCTATATAATGTAGATAACAAGATTGGAGGGCAAAAACATGAGCAAACAAGCAAGCCAAGCTATAAAATATGCGCTGGATAGCGCGCAGGTTAAGCGGTCGGCTCTGGCGGCTGCGCTAGGCGTGGCCAACGCACAAAGCATTAATGATAAGTTGAGCCGCGGCCGCTGGTCCGCTGATGAGCTAGCGACGGCGGCGGAACTATGCGGATATAGCCTGGCCCTGGTTGACAAGGCCGGGCGCGTCGCTGTGTCTGTTCCGGCGTCAACGCCGCCAGCTGATAGCGACGGCAGCCCCGCAGATGATGCGCAAGCCAAATAACAACATTATAAGAGGATAGCAACGGCCGCACGCTGGCAGATGTTCAGCGGCGGCCGTTCTTCTTTATTTAGCAACATTTATTATAGATTAATGACGTTCACAAAGATTTAAAAAAGTATCATTGACTTAATAGCATTTTTTAAGGCATATAATTTATAGCAAGATAATAAATATAATTTAATTGATGATTGACAGATGGATTCTGTTAATCATTTTTTTATTGTCTTTTTCTGGTAAATAATGATTATCTTTTCAATATGTATTGTTAATGTATTGTTTAGTGGTTGTCATTATTGATAATATTAATTATATATATAGTTACAGAGTTCGTAATGAGAATGTGACAGAAATGTTTAAGATTAAAAGTTTATTAACTAACACAAATACACCGACAAGAGGCAGGCCGCCGACAATAGCGACAACGCCGCAGACGTTAGAGGACTGTGCGGCGCTGCTAAAGCAGCAAGGCGCGGCTGTTGCCGTCCTGGCTGTGCAGGACCTGCAGGCCTATTGGCTCAAGATAATGTCAGACAACAAGGCCAGCAACAAGGATAAGCTAGCCGCGTCAAAGCTATATGCTGATAGTATAGGCGCGTTTGACAAGCAGACGCACGCCAACAAGGGCCCGGCTGTGTATCATTGGGGCGCAGCAGATGACGCAATAGTAGTAAACGATTGTTCAGAAGATGCTATTAAAACACAAACATAGATAAAGCTTTTAACATAATCCTTATTATCGGACGTAAAATAATTATCTGTGCTGCTGCAGATGCTGGCCCTTCCAGCGGCGGCCTGGCTGATGATGTTGGCGGCCGTTCCTGCCTGGCTGATGCGGTAGGCCTACCACGTTTTTGTTTTTGCCTGGGCGTTGGTTCTGGCTTTTGTTTGGCGGCGTTGGCGTTGGTGATTTCCCTGGCTTTTCGCAAAATCTGAAATTGATTGTTGCCTTTTCCGCTGACATTGAGTGGGGGTGGGTCCCCAAAAATTTCGCAGCCGCCGGGGGAGGTAAATACCAAAAATTATCAAAACGATTTTTTTCAAGGAGGTAAACATGGAAAACGTAATACAGATACCATATACTCCGCGGCCTGCATGGGCGAAGGTTCTGCATAAGGAATTAAGCAGACACCGCTTTGCGGTAATCGTAGCACACCGCCGTTTTGGCAAAACCATTGGAATGGTAAATCACCTTATAAGGGATGCACTGCAAAGTGACTTAATCAGTCCGCAGTATGCTTTGGTAGGTCCGTTCAGCGCGCAGATGGAAATTATCGCATGGGGGCCATTGAAGTATTACACAAGCGTCATAGAGGGCATCAAGGTGAATGAAACTAAAAAGTATGTTGAATTCCTCAGTAAAGTACCTGGGGCGCAAGGTGCAAGGATATATATCGTTGGCGCAAATAATCCGGACGCGTTGCGTGGTACATATTGGGACGGCGTAATACTTGACGAATATTCAGATATGAAGCCGGAGATGTGGACGCAGATAATCCGACCTGCGATAGAGAACGGCGACAGAAAAGGCTATTGCTATTTTATCGGTACACCCAAGGGGCAGAACAACTTCTATGAGATGTACAAGAAGGCCAAGACGAATAAGCGTTATTTTGCGTATTTGTCGAACGTGTACGATAGCGGCATTATAGACGCAAAGAGCATAGAAGAACTGAAAGAGGATATGCCGGAGGTAGAGTTCAGACAAGAGTATTTGTGTGACTTTAGTGTATCGGCTATTAACGAGCTGTTCAGTTTAGAAGAGCTTGACAAAGCCTTTAACAGGGAGCTGACGGAAAAGGATATTCCGTATGATATGCCGCTGATACAAGGCGCAGATATAGCGCGTTTTGGCGACGACAGGACGTGCATATGGCAGCGTAAGGGACTAATGGTATACCCAAGACCGAGAGTTTATAAGAAGCTGAATACGATGCAGACGGCAGATTATATTGCTTTGGCAATGGATGAAAATAAGGCAGATATGACCTTTATAGACGTTGGCAACATGGGTGCTGGCGTAGTCGACAGATTGAGGCAGATGGGGTACACAGCGCTAAGAGAGATACCATTTCAAGGCGCAGCGATTGAGAATAAGCGATATGAGAATATCAGAGCGGAGATGTACTTCAAGCTGAAAGAGTGGATAGAGGCTGGCGGTGCTTTGCCGGAGGAACCGGGATTAAGAGAAGAACTGGCAGTTATTCACTATAAGTATTCTAAGAATGGGCGTTTAATGTTAACGCCTAAAGAAGAGATAAAAGAAAAGCTAGGACGTTCACCAGACCTTGCAGACGGCCTAGTATTAACCTTTGCAAGGAACGTTCCGTTAAGACAGTTAGGGCTTGATGATAGAAAGCCTAAAAAACTAATGTGTAATACGGAATATTCGATTATGGAGGCGGTTTAAAAATGGGTGGTATTGCAAAATTATTCGGCGGCGGTAATATGCCGACTATTGAAAAGGTGGACCCGGCACCGACTACCGTTGCGACAAGCAGCGAAGTTGCGACCGGCAGCGACAGTAACAAGAAGAAGCGCAGAGGCTTTTCATCTACGCAGACAAGCACTATTGCTAGTGGCGGCGAGGGCGGCCGTAATACTTTAGGCTAAGAGGTAACAGCTTATGAACTTTCAAACGATAGCGGCGAGCAAGCCACAGGGAACACTTCCTAGTGACGGGGTGCCGCTGAAAAAGAACTTGCCAGACCGCCAACGTTTGGTGCGTAAGCTTAAAAGCATGTACGAGGATAGGCGAGATTGGGTAGACAGATGGAAAGAGATAAGAGATTATCAGCTCCCGTTTGTCGGGGAGTTTGACAATACGGCAGACAAGACCAATCCCGCACGCAGACGTGACTTGAAGATTGTGCATGGCGTAGCGTGGAGAGCAGCGCAGGTATTCGCCGCAGGCGTTATGAGCGGACTTACACCGCCGAGCCGCCAGTGGTTCAGATTCGCATACAGACGGCCAGAGCTGAATACGAATGTTGAGGCTATGAAGGTGCTTGACACAAGACAAGAGATTGTATCGAGCGTGCTTGCAAAGAGCAACTTTTACAACAGCATCCATACCGTGTATTTGGAACTGCCTTTTGGACAGTGCCCGATGGCTATATTCTACGACCCGGAAAACGGCGTGCGATTTCAGACTATGACAATCGGCACATACGCACTTGAAGCGGACGGCTTTGGCAAGGTGACTACTTTTGCAAGAAAGTATGATATGACATTGCAACAGTTAGCAGACTGCTTCGGCGCAGACGCTTTGCCCGACAATCTGAAAGGACTGCTAGACAATCAGACTAACCTTAGCAAGAAATATAAAGTCTGCTGGTTGGTAGAGCCTAACAACGATAAACTTCCAGGACATATAGATAAACTGAATATGCCGTATAGAAGTGTGTACTGGTTGGAAAAATCAGAGAGTGACGAATACTTGTATGTTGGTGGCTTTGAAGAAGAAGCAGTACCGGTAGCACGTTATCTTGTTAGCGGTAACGAGGCATACGCAAGAGGTCCTGCGTGGTTCGCAGAGGGCGACAGTAAGATGCTGCAGCTTCTGAAAAAAGATTATCTGACCGCGGTAGAGCTAGGCATAAAGCCTCCGATGCAAGGCAGTGCAAGCCTTATGAATAACGGCGGAATTAACTTAATGCCTGGCGGTGTAACGGCAGTGGACGACCAAACACAAGATATGGTAAAGCCGCTGTTTAACGTCAGCCTTGACCTAAAGGATGCACAAGAAGAAATTATTCGCGTTGAGGATGCTATCAAGAGAGCGTACAGTGCTGATTTGTTCTTGATGTTAGATAACCTTGATAATAGCCGTATGACTGCTAGAGAGGTTATGGAAAGAACGCAGGAAAAACTGCAACAGCTAGGCCCGGTGGTTGAGCGATTGCAGGATGAATTCTTAACACTGATTCTTCAACGCGTATATAACATCATCGACAGAAGCGGTGGATTTCCTCCGGTGCCGGAAGAGCTGCAGGACCTTTTGAGTGAGGAGGATGTGGAAGTGGACTATATTTCCCCTTTGGCGCAGGCGCAGAAGATGAGCGGACTTGTGAATATCGAACAGGCGATAGCACAGACCGGACAGATGGCGCAAGTATGGCCAGAAGTTACGAAGAAGATTAACCCGCTGGGTGCTATTACAAAATACTTTGAAATGCTTGGCGTGCCTGCAATGGCATTGCGCAGTGATGAAGAAGTACAAGAGATGCTTAAACAAGAGCAGCAGGAAATGCAACGGCAGCAGGAAATGCAGGAAGGCTTGGCAATGGCACAGGCTGCGGCTCCTGCGGCAGAGGCGGCCAAAAATCTTACTGCGGCGGCGAATGATTCCAACCCGGCTATTACAAGCTGGCTAGGCGTGCCGGGAGGTTGGGAATAATGAGCGAGCAGTTTAAATATAAATCCAATACCGGCGAGGATAGAAGGCAAGCACTGCTGACAGAGTACATGGTAAGAGAGCAGGCAAGAAGGGATAAAGAAGCCCTACTTGACCTGCTGGGGAGTGAAAGCGGACGCTGGTTCTTGATGCGTATGCTTGACGTAACCAAAGTAAACTCTATGTGCTTTACCGGCAACAGCAAGACTTTCTATAACGAAGGCCGCCGCGACGTAGGCTTAGGCATTATCAAAAGCATTTTAGCACTTGGGCTGCAAGGCATAGAGCTAAAGCAGCAGGCTGAAATGGAGTATGCAGAATTCCAACTAAAGCTACAAGAGCTGGCAGTGGAATATGTAGATAACAACAAGGAGGAATAACTAATGGGCGAGAACGGCGAAAACACAGTTGTGAACGGCGAAGGCGCACAGCAACAGGCTGAACCCAATACCGCGACACAACAGCAGCAGGCAGAAACGACTACTACTAATGCAACTAATAATACAAGTGCTTCCGGCACTATTGCAGGGAACGGAAGTAATGGGCAAGGCACACAACAGCAGCCCGGCACAGTGAATTATGACTTTGCAGGAGTAGAGATGCCAGAAGGCTATGAGCTTAGTGCTGATGAGCAAGGACGCTTTGTGGATGTTATTAAGGGCATGAACCTTAGCAATGACCAGGCAAGAGCGCTTGCAAAGTACGGCACAGAGTATGCAAGCCGTGTAGTACAAGGCGTGGAACAGCTCCGCGCACAGGAAATCGCTAAATGGGGCGACGAAGCAAAAACAGCACTGGGCGCAGACTTGGGCAAAGTACAGGGCCTTTGTGATACTGCCTGCCGCAAGTTGGAGGCAATGTATCCGGGCTTGAATGTGCGTGAAGCATTGGAAGTTACCGGCGCAGGCAATCAGATAGCAATCGTGAGAGCATTTGCGAAACTTGGCGAACTGCTTGGCGAGGACCCCGGCTTGGCTGCACAAAACGGAGCGCAAGGCTTAAACGCTGCACAAGGTGTTGCCGCAAACATGTACCCGAAAACCGACTGGAGCAGGTACAAATAATCTTTAATTTTTAATTAAAAAACAGGAAGGATGATGAAATTATGGCTACTATTGGTTACTCCCAAACTATGAGTGACTTACGAAAGTACTTAACTCCGCAAGGCGCTATTGACCGCGTTATGGAAGTGCTTAACGAATCTAATCCTATTATGGAAGATATTCGGTGGATGGAAGGCGATTTGCCGATTGGTACTAAAACTACTATTCGTGCGAGCCTGCCTTCTCCGTCTATCCGTCGTATTAACCGCGGTACTTCTCCGACTAAAGGCACTGTAAAGCAGCGCATTGATGTATGTATGCACTTGGAGGACCGTTCCTGCGTGGACGTTGAATTGCTTTCCGGCAAACCGAATCCGCAGGCTTTCCGTATGGCAGAGGATGATGCACACGTAGAAGGCATGGGCCAATACGTTGCACGTCAATTTTTGTACGGCAACTTAGATGAAGACCCGGACACTTTCAATGGTATTGCGGTTCGCTACAATACTTTGACCGACGGCGGCAAAGGCACTCCAGGCCACCAGGTAATTTCCGCGGGTACTCCTGGTACTAACACTAATGCTTCTATCTACTTCGTAGACTGGGGCGACCGCCGCGTAATGGGTGTATATCCTAAAGGCACCCAGGCAGGCTTGAAGACTGAGGACTTGGGCGAAAGTGATGTATACGACGAGAACAACAAGCCGTTCCGTGCATTGCAGACCTTGTACTCTTGGAAGTGTGGCTTGGCGGTACAAAATGTTCGTTCTATTGTGCGCGTGTGCAATATTGATGTCCAAAAGCTTAACTCTTTGACTGACAGTGCACAACGCGAACTGATGAATAAATTCATCTTCGCAAAGAACCGTCTGCAAGACCCGAAAGCGCCGGTTGCGTATGTATCTGACGGCGTATACTCTTGGCTGGAGTGCTATCTGAACAACAAGAACAATGTTCATGTTACCCGTCAAGATTTTATGGACGCACCGCCTAAACTGTACCTTTCAGGTATTCAGATTAAGAAACTTGACTGCCAGAGCGAAACCGAAGCGGCAGTCGTGTAACCGGAAGGAGTGAATAACAATGATTTTTGACCAGCAAAATATGTACATGGACAATTCCTTGACCAGCAATGTAATTGCGAACGTTGGCGGCGGTGATGCGGCCGACCCGTTATTTCTTGTTATCACTGCGCCGACCGCCTTAGCTACTAGCGGCACTATCACTGCGGCGCTGGAAACTTCTGACAGCGAAAGCTTCGGCGCTAAAACTGTTGTGGCGACTTATACTCTTGCTGCCAGCAAAAAGGGTATTTTGGTTGCAGCAAAACTGCCGTATGGCATGAAGGCTTTTTCCAGACTGACTGTTACCGGCGCAAGCGGCGGCAAACTGACTGCTGGCTTGACTGAAACTGTTCCGAACTGGCCGGGCTGATTTAGTACTTTAAGGGGAGGGCGAAAGCTCTTCCCTTTTTTAATAATCAAGGAGGAATAGTTAAAATGCTTAACATTACCGATGTATGTAATATGGCGCTGGCTCATATCGCCAAAGGCCGTATAAGCAATATAGATGAGCAGTCGGAGTTGGCCAGACAGTGCAAACTGTTTTATGAGCCTACCCGCAAAGAGTTATTAAGAAGCTACACTTGGGGATTTGCAAAGCGCGTGAGCAAGCTTGCAGAACTTAGTATCGAATCTCCGTACTGGTCCCACGTTTACGCCTACCCCGAAAAGTGCCTTGCTGTGCGCAAGATATTTGACGCTGACACCGGCGCAATGATAAGGGCAGGCGAACAGCAGCAGGAAGAATGGGACTTATATATGGCAAGCGACAACGTGCTTGGCATAGGGTGCAACATTCCTGCTGCATGGCTTGAATATACCTATGACGTTGACGATGTGGAAATGTTTTCAAGTGATTTTTTGAGTGCGTTTACTCATATGTTGGCGTTTAATATCTGCGTACAACTTACCGGCAACAGCGGCTTGCAGCAGACACAGTATCAGCTTGCAATGGCGGCATTACAAAAAGCAAAGTATACCACGGCAAGCGAAAAGAAAGAATTGCCGGACTACCCGAGTAAATACTTTGACGGGAGGGCGTAATTATGGCTAGTGGGTTAACACCTTATTATTTATTGCAGCCTGCGTTTACCGGCGGCGAAATCAGCGCCGAAGTTGCCAACCGCGTCGATTTGGATAAGTACCAGCTTGCGGTACTGCAAGCCTATAACTGCCTTATCAAGCCGCACGGTCCTATTTATCGCAGACCGGGCATGAAGTATATGGCACGAACAAAATATAGTGACAAAGCGTGCATCCTGGTACCATTCAACGGCGCAGATAGCACCGACTATCTTTTGGAGCTTGGCGAGAAATATATAAGGGTGCATAAGAACGGACTTTATATAAACATAGAAGTTATGACACCGTACACGGCGGATATGCTGCAAGATTTGAGATTTGTTCAAAGCGCAGATACTATGTTTATCGCCAGCGGCAAATATCCCGTAAAACAGCTTGCAAGATATTCAGACACTGACTGGCGGTTTGCTGATTTTGAAATTACTGATATGTATTTCGACGAATCAACCTCACTTGAAAATTATAGCGGCATAAGCTATACAGTGCCCGGCACTTATAATTTCCAACCGACTGTAACCGGTGTATATCAGATTGATATAGCTGGTGCAGGCGGCGGTGGCGGTGGCGGCGTTAAATATTCAAAACCGAGTAATCACGGACACCATTACTATTGTGTTGGCGGCGGCGCAGGTGGCAATGGCGAACGTATAATAAAAACAGTCACGTTGTCTAAAGATACAAGTTATACGGTCACAGTCGGTAGCGGCGGCGCTGGCGGAAGCGGCAAAGGTAGTTACGGAACAGCCTCTAGTGGCGGCAATGGCGGCAATAGTACGGCGTGCGGCTTGGTTGGCAGAGGCGGCGGCGGCGGTGGCGGCGGTAGCCGTGAATCTATTGACGGCAGTTACGAAAGCACAAGGGGCGTGCAAGGCACAACCTATGGCGCAGGTGGTGGCGGTATTGGTGGTGTTGCGGGTACTAAATATAAAGACAATGCTGGCAAAGCAGGCGCTGATGGTTGGGCAAAGATTTTATATACCGGCAATAAAGAATTGACACCTTCGGGAACAACAGGCGATATTACCTTGAGGAGCAACAAGAATATTTTCGCCGGCAGTAAGCCTGGTGCGTATATCAAACTTAAACAAGAGATTGCCAGCAAGACTGTATCAACTAGCAACGGCACTACGGAAAGAGTACGCGTAGGCGAAAATTGGAAGGTTATCAGTCACGGAACCTGGAGCGGTAGTTTTACTATAGAAAAGAGCGACGATGGCGAAAGTTGGAAGGAATACAGGAAATATACATCCGGAAATGACTACAATCCGTCTGAAAGCGGCAGTGTAACAGAACCGGTATTTCTAAGAGCAGTATGCACTATAACTAGCGGAACTTGTACTGTCGATTTAACAGCAATGGCCTACAATGCGGAAGGCGTTGTAAAGCTTACTAAAATCACCAGCGACAGCACGGCAAAAGCTCATGTTGAAAAAGAGTTAGGCTCAACAGATATGACTACTAATTTCTTGTGGGGCGCATGGAGTGAAGAATTCGGCTACCCGCAAACACTGTGCTTTTTCCAAGACAGACTATGTTTTGGCGGCACGAAGAAGCAGCCTTACATGGTATGGATGAGCAGAACCGGTGATTACGGCAATTTCAGTGTAGAGAAAGCCAGCGGCACTGTTACCGATGATAGTGCAGTAGCACTTGCGTTTGTAAGCCGCAAGCAGTTTAAGATTTTGCATTTGATAGCAAGCACCGATTTAATTGTCTTGACCGCTGGCAACGAATGGACAGTAAGCGGCAGCGATACTGTAACCCCATCTAAGGCCGTACCGAAAATGCAGACTACACGCGGATGCAGCACTGTTGAGCCGCTGATGATTGGCGGCAGAATCGTGTTTGTACAAGGCCGTGGAAGCACTGTAAGGGATATGGCATATAGCTATGAAACAGACAGCTACGGCGGCAATGACTTAACCTTGCTGGCAAAGCATATCATAGAGAATGTACAGATTGTCGACAGTGCATACAAGCAGGAACCCGACAGCACTATATACTTTGTGAGAAGCGACGGCAGCATGGCTTGCTTATCCTACATCATGGAGCAGAAAGTATATGCTTGGTCGACGATAGAAACGCAAGGTAAGATTGAAGCTGTGGCGGCGGTGCAGGAAGGCGATGAAGATATTATTTATCTTGTAGTGCAACGAGAGATAAACGGCGTGACAGTACGCAATATCGAGTATCTGGCAAAGAATCCTGCAAAGAGCAATAACCCCGATGATTATATTATGCTTGATAATGCTATTGAGTATAGCACTGCTGAAAAGAGCAGTGGGGCTACGGAAATCGACGTGGCAGAGCTGGCAGGCGAAAAAGTTGCTGTTATCGGCGACGGAAGAGTGTATAGCGGACTGACTGTAAGCCAAGACGGCACTGTGACGCTCCCAGCGGCCGTACAACACGCTTTTATTGGCTTGCCCTATAGAAGTATCGTGGAACTGCCAAACGTCGAAATTAGAACGGGTGACGGCACTATGCAAGGGCGTAAAAAGCAGATTAGTAATTGCATCCTGCGTTTAAGTAATTCTCTTGGCGGTATGGTCGGTCCGGATATAAATACTATGGACTTGATGAACTTTGATGAACAGAATGTAGTAAGCAACATAAAATTATTTACCGGTGACAAGTATATGACTTTGCCTATTGGCGGCTTTAACAACGAAGGCAGAGTGATTATCGTTACGGATGAACCATATCCTTTTAACTTGCTGGCGGTAGTGCGGGAGGTGTCTTTTGGTGGCTAAGAAGTGGACTGTTGAAATTCTTGATAACAAGTCAAAAGAAAATGTCGTGCCGTTGATTGAAGAACTTATGCAAGATATACGGCCGCACGATAAGGAAGATTTGGAAGCAAGCAGTGACCCGGTATTTGTGCTTATTGGCAGTATCAAGCTTGACGAAGAAACAAGGGTGTACCGTGGTGAGGACGGAAAACTGCTTGCGATATTCGGCAAGGGCACTATGGAATGGGGCGCGCCAGGGCGCGGAATCTGGATGGTAGGCACGAACGAACTTTACAATGGTTACACAAAGAGCCTGCTTTTCAAGGAAGCGAAAAGAGTGCTGAATGAATGGGTACGCAAGCATGGACTGCTGCATAATATCGTCTACGAGAAGAACCGCACTAGCATTAACTATTTAAGACACTTGGGAGCGGTATTTTTGGTAGAGCCTAAAACAGGTTGGGACGGCAAAAAGTTTTATCAGTTTTATATTCCATATAGAGGGGAGTGAGCGTAATGGGTACACTTGGAATCTTAATGGGTCTGCAAACTGTTATGCAGTTAAGCGGACAACATCAGCAGGCCAAACAGCAGGAGCAGGCATATAAAGCGCAGGCGCAGGCTGCACAGCAGAACGCGGCTATTATGAGCCGCCAACGTGAGCAGCAGGCAGAAGCGTATGCGCAGAAGCAAAGCCAACTCAACGATAGAATGAGGCTTGCAAGAGGGCAGGCACTGGCGGCGGCCGGCAGCAGCGGGCTAACCGGCAGCGGCAGTGTCAGCGATATTCTTTCAAGCAGTGAGGACGCTTACAAAAAAGACAGTATGAATCTGTTGCAGAATCAGCGTAATGATGCGTGGAGCACTTATGTAAACGAGGTTAATTATCGCAACCAGGCAAGCGCATATAATGCGGCGGCGAAGAACGCTAAAGCCAACGGCAAAATGCAGATGTTTAGTACGCTTGTAGGTGCGGCGGCGAACGCTTACTCTAAAGGCATGATTGGCGGCAGCAAGGGAACAACTACAGTAAGCGGTGATGAATGGTACGATGCTAACAGTGATTTCAATCTTCCTGCTAGCAATATGAACGGCTTCAATCTTTACAACCAGGCAAAGAAGAATAACCCGTTCATGGATAATACAGGCTTTACTAAATGGAACTGGTAAGGGAGGTGCAGTATGAAGATTGCAGGTTATCAAGGCAGCGTCAATTTAGGTGCCGGCGGCGGTGCGACTGTCAAGGTATCGAGTGACCTTAACGCTTATGGCAGCGGCGGCAAAGGACTTGCCGCTATTGCCGGTGCCGCCAACAAATGGGCGGTAGCAGTAGAAGCGCAGCAGGAAGATGAAGATAAACAGTCTATCCTTAATGCTATGGACATATTCAATAAGAGCCGCTATAACATCATGTACAATGACGAAAGCGGCCTCATGAATACAAAATTAGAAGGCACTGCCGGTGCAAGCAGCAGTTATACGGAGCAGATAAACAAGGCAAGGCAGGATGTGTTGAGCAACACTAAATTGCATAGCAAAAAGAATCAGCTTGCACTTGACCATTTAATGTATCAGAGCGCACAGCAAGGCTTCCAGACTGTCGACCAATACGAGCAGAAGCAAAAAGAAGCAGTCACTGATTTACGCTATGACAATAATATTCAGAACTCCTGCGAGTTTGTACAGAAAAACTGGAATAATCCGCAGGCGCTGCAAGATGAAATTATTCGTACACAGTTGCTGACAAGTGCTATATATGGCAAGCGTGGCGCAGAGTTTATCGAATCTAAGAGCAGAGGCAACATTGGGCAGGTGGTAGCGAGTGCCGTCGGCGCAAGTATCACCAACGAAGATTATGGCACTATGCGTAACATCATGGATAAATACGGTAGTTATCTGACTGCTAATCAGCGCGCCGCTTTTGAGAAGGTGGCATACGATAAAGAAAGCAGCGCTTTTGAAAGAAATACTGCTAAAGATTTGTATGCTAAATATGGCGACAACGAAGAAGCAGTGCGCAAAGAACTTGAAGGCATGAAAGGATTTAGCGGCAGCGAAAGCGGTAATGATTTTGAGAATTTGCTAACTTCTTTCGGTATTCAAGAGAGCGGCGGCAATTATAACGCCAAGAATGGCCGCACCGGTGCAAGCGGCAAATATCAGATTTTGCCTAGTAACTGGCCTAGTTGGAGCCAAGAAGCAGGCTTGCCAGCAGGTGCAGAAATGACACCGGAAAATCAAGAAAAAGTCGCACGCTTTAAGTTAAAACAATACTATGATAAATACGGTGCAGCAGGTGCGGCGGTAGCATGGTATAGCGGAGAAACTAATGCACAACGCTGGGTGAGCGGTAAAACAACGGATGTATGGGGGAATACTTGGGACACACCGCAACATGGGAATGAGCCTAGTATCAAAGAATACGCAGAGAGTGTTACCAACAGAGCAGGAAGCGTGCGCAGCACACGCAGCATGAGCCAGGATGAGCAAGACCGCATTATGAAGCAGTACCGCGCTATTAAGGCAGACCATGACAGAATAGAAACTTATAAGAAAAACAAACTTTTTGAAGGAATAAAGAATGAGATATTTGCTATGTTTAATAACGGTACAAGCTACAGTGAAGCTATGACGTGGGCTACTAACCAGGCAGGCAGTGACCCCGACAAGTACGTAACATACCGTAATGCGGTGGAGGCGATATACGGACCGCAAGGCAGAAGCGGAAGTAGCGGTAGCGGTGGAAGCAGCAACGGAAAACTTGATGACGATGCAATAGGCGTACTGGAAGATATGCTGCAAGAAGGCAAGTTTTCTAGCATTGACCAATTCTTGGCATACGCCGCTAACAAAGGTGCATCGTCTGCACAGCGCGGCAAGTTAGAAAAAATATATAAAGATTGGTATAGCGGTACAGGCGAATTTGCTTTTGATATGGAAGGCCTTGTACAACAAGTCGCAGGCAAAAATGCTGATGCACTGTACAAGAAGAAAATCCAAAACTACGGGCGGCAATGGGTACGCGCTTATCGCGTAAAACATCACGGCATGAATCCGGGCGAAACGGAGCTGTTGGAAGCCTTGCAAAACTGCGTAACAACTAAGGTTTACGGCAGCTATGTTACCGAAAAACATTCATTCTGGTTTGACAGTACAGAAGATATAAAAGCAAGTGACGCAGATTTAATTGCACGTGGTATCGCAAGCGTAAATAAAACTGGTGATGATTGGTACGATGTTAAATGGCTGGATGGCACATCGGGCAAAATAAACGGCGCATATCTTGCAAAGTTACTGAGAGGAGATTACTAAATGGCTAATGAACCTTTAGACGAATTCGACCGCAGATTAAAAGCGAAAAAGGAATATGCTAATTATGGCTTTATTGCTGATATTGACAGCGGCTTGTCACCTGTTGAAACTTTAGGTTATTATGACCTGCAAAAAATGAGCGACGATGAATACAATAAGTTTTCGCAGGCAGTAAAGAGCAATCGCTCACCGACGATTGATACTAGCAGCATCATCAACGACGATAAACCAGGCATAGGCACTGCCGTAATGAACGGCCTTAAAGGTTCGGTGCGTGGCTTATTCGGTGCGGCTAAAGCGGCCGTTGACGCTAATATTGAAGCTCATAAGGGTGACAAGAATGTTGTTAAAGAGTATGACCAATCAGAGAACATCAGCAAGGCTTTAGGCTATGTCACCGATGAGATTTTGAAGCGCGAAGAAGTTAAGGCTGATACGGCGGCTGGGCAACTTGGTTATGATTTGGCTGAAAACGGTATTCAGCTTTTAGCGCAGCTTGCGCTGACTAAAGGTGTAGGCGCTGCCGGGGCAACTGCAAAAACTGTACACGCTATCAGTATGCTTTACAATGGTGCAAACATCAGCGGCGAACAATACCTGCGACTGCGCAAAGAGGGCGTAAGCGCAACCAGAGCAGCGGAGGCTGGCTTGATGAATGCAATCCCGCAGGCAGTATTAGAAGAACTGCCGCTTGGCAGACTGCTTAAAAAGATGCCTGCCGGTAGCGGACTGAAAGCTAAGATATGGGAAGTTACCAAACGTGGCCTTGAAGAAGGTGTTACCGAAGCATTGCAGGAATTCCCGGAGCAAGCTACAGACTTATGGGCAAAGAACCCCGGCGCAAGCACTGCCAAACTTGCAGAGAAGTGGGGAGAGAACTGGCAGCAGAACTTGAAGGAAGCAGGATATAGCGGCCTTATTGGTGCTATTCTTGGCGGTAGTGTTAGCGGCGTAAGCGTTGCAGTTGACAGCGTTGTTGAGCACGTCGCATTAAAAGCTAACGAAGAACGTAAGGCGAAGTTAGTAGCGGATGCTGAACGAATCAAAGAAACAGGCATTAATCCGGAACGTGCGGCGGCTGAAATCGAAGCGAATAATCCAAACTTTGAGGACGATACAGTAACAGTATCTGCACAGGACTTGGAAGGCTACAAGCAGACCAGCAGTAACAACAAACTTTTTGAGGAATTAGGAATTACCGAAGAAGAAGTAGAGGCGGCTGCAGAACTTGGGCAGGATATAGACATTAGCCGCGGCAAGTTTACGGCGGCAATGGCTAAGGACAATGCATTGTTTGAAGCTACGAAAGACAATATGTATTTTGACAGTAACGGCGAATTGTCGGACGGTGGTGCAAAGACGCGCAAAGAACTGCGAGAAGGCTACAACTTAACCAGGCAAGCAAGTACGGAGCTTGATGCAGAACTTGACGCTATTGTAGGCAGCGCTACTAAAGCCGGTATGAATAAATCTCATGCCGGTAATTTGCGTTTAGTATTGGAGAGCCGCGCACTTATTGCAGACCCCGAAAATCCTGCTGCGTGGCTACAAAAGAATAAGCTGCGCTTTGAAGATGGCGGCAAAGCTAAACAAAAGAATGGCTGGTTTAGCAAGGGAGGAGTGCTTAAAAAAGAGCAATTCTATACTACTAATATTACCGGAAATGAGATGGGACACTATTCAGATTTGAAGAGCTTGCAGAAAAAGGCTTTTGCATGGTATAGGGACAACTTGCAAGGCACGAGCGTTCATAATGGTGTATTGGGTGATATTAGAATAGATAAAGGGTATCAAGAAAATAATATTAAATTTGGCACAAGTGGCAGAAAGAAAATGGAACACACTTCCGCTAAAAAAGAAAAACTTTTTGCATTGCGCTATTTACGTGAAATTATGGAGAATGGTAATTTCGTTACAGAATCTGCGCCGCAAAAAGAAAAACATTCAGACGAGAATTTTTATTATATTCATTCTGCGCTGAATGTTAATGGTGAAAAACGTTATGTAGTTGTTACAGTAAGAGAACATAATGATAAATCATTATCATATTATAATCATAATGTTTTTAACGAAAGTGAGTATAAAAAAATAGAGGACGCGTTCAAGCCCTCGGGTTCCGAGCAATTCAAGGCTCAGCCCAGTATCTCAAACAAAACGCCCTCTTTTGCTGATAGTGTATCACAAAAAGCAGATAATTACAAGCAACAAAAAATTGTCAATGGTACACTGAAAGATAAAGGCATGATTTCCCCAATGGATGATGGTACTTATGTTATCACGCTTTTTAAGGGCGCAGATGCAAGTACAGTTATCCACGAAACAGGACACTACTTTGTGGAAACCATGATTAACGAAGCATTGGCAGACCCCAGCAACACAAGACTAAACGCTGATGCGAAAAAGCTCATGGAGTATGCAGGCATTGACGCTGACACATGGGCAAGCGGTGACGTTGAAGCAAAGAGAGCCGGGCATGAAAAGCTGGCAGAAGCATTTGAAACCTACATCATGGAAGGCAAAGCGCCTAGCGTCGGACTGCGTGGAGCGTTCCAGAGATTTGCTAATTGGTTATCAGCTATTTATAGCAAGATAGCAAGAAGTGAAAATGCGGCAGAATTAACGCCGGAAGTGCGGCAGGTATTCGACAGAATGTTGGCGTGCCGTGAAGAAATTGAAGTTATGGCACGCATGGAAGGTATATTTGGCGGCTTGCCGGAAAATATAACATCCAAGTTATCAGACCAAAACAAAAAGGCCTTGCAGGATAAAATCTTGAAGGCTAAAGACAAGGCCGTGGATATTCTGACAAGGCGAGCAATGGCTGATTTCAGTGCAAAGCGCAGAGCTGAAAAGGCTGCTTTCATCGAAGAAATACGGCCGCAGATTGAAGACGCGGTGGCGTGGGAACTTGTCAATCGTGCAAGACACCAGGTAGGTTATGAGTTTGGTAAGGAAGTTAAGGTTGTTGATTCGCACTTTATAGACGATGAGCACGGCATGGCTCATGCTAATAATTCGGATACTCCATGGCGCAAAACAAAGCTTGCCAATCCTGCAATTATAGCAAGAAAGTACAGGCACGTTTTAGGAAGCATACTGCCAAACTATAATGATATGCTGAACGATACCAATGCCAGCATTGACGATATACTCAATCCGATAGTTGAATATCTGCAAGCAGAAGTCGACACATACGGCACACTTTCTAAAGAGCGTGTTGCAAATGCTGAAGATATGCTGGTTGCAATGTTCAGCAAGGCAAGGCAGAAAACTGTTACCAATCCTACATTCGTTGTTGATGAGCACGGCATGGCTCATGCTAACTTTAGGCAGAAAATCAACGAATGGGAAACAATCGAAGCTAATCCGCGTAGGCTTGCAAGAAAATATATTTATGGCAATGAACGCATAAACTATAATGAGCTATTAAAAGATACAAACAGAGCCATTGATGATATTTTAAATCCTATTGCTGACAGAATAGAAAGCGAGCTTGCGGAATATCAATATGTAGTCAAGAGTGAACGTGCGTTCTTTATCAATGGCAGGTGGGGATACTTTGCTGCATCCAACAGAACGGAAGGTAAGTATGCAGATGACCTTGCAGGCATACCAGACCAAAGCGCAGTCTTGGTTGATTTTGGCGAGATGGGCAAGGACGGAAAATTTCATTGGACTAAGCGAGCTTTAGAGCAAGCGGATATTGAAGGCTTGGTATTCCATGAGGCAGGCGAAAGCATTAGCGGCGATAACTGGGTGTCAAGATACGTTCATGATTACGGCGGCAGCGTAAGCGACTTGACCAGTAAAAAAGGACGCAGGAGAATTGCTGAAAGGATTGCAAGGGGCGAAGACATAGCAGACTATTGGGACCTGCGAATGTATAAGCTGGATTATTCTGACGAGGCGGCGGGGTTTAAGAAAACTTCCGACGAACTGGATAGACTGCAAGCCTTGAAGCATAGACTTGAAACAGACCCCGAAGGTGTCGACCTGGTAAAAGAAAGTAAGCGCAACCAATTATCGCAGGAGCAAAAAGAACTCTTTGACCAGATAGCAGAGGAAAACGGTTATGCCGGCGGTTACGAAATGGCAAGGGAGATTGTCGAAGGTTACACCGTCAATGAGAATGAAGGCAGCGACGTACAGGACAACTGGGCAAGGAACTATATTCGTAACGGCGGTGACAGAGCAAAACTTAAAAGCGAAGAAGGCTTGAAGGAGATTGCCGAAACTTTGGTAGAGGGTGAGCAGCTTACAGAGCTTAACGAGCTTAAAGCCTTGAAGCACGAGCTTGAAACTAACCCGGATAAAGTCGACCTTGTGGAGATGAGCAAAAAGCGTGCCTTGTCTAACGAGCAGAGAGAACTGTTTGACTGGGTGGCTGACAGTTTGGGCTATGACAGTGGCGATGCTATGGCGCAGGATATTTTGACTTCACCGAGCGAAAGAGCTATGGTACGTCAAGAGATTGACAAGGCTGTGAACCGCAGATTCCCCGACTTCATGCAGGAGCGTGAGCAGGCAAGAGAAGCGGCAAGGGAAGCACTCTACAATGACGAAAGCGGCGAAGTAGTGGCACTTGAACAACAGCTTATTGATGAAGCACTCAATGAAATAAGCGACAAGGATATTAAGCAAAAAGAGCGTGAGAATATTGCTAAAGTGCGTAAGCAGAACGCAGATAATTTTGCTAAACGCTATATTCAGACTTTGCCAGCAGGTGAGGTTATGAAGCCGAGAAGATTTGCTATGGCAGAACGCAGAGCGGCGGCTAATGCAAACAAGGCTGCGAAAGCTGGCCTTTTGGAAGAAGCGGCTATGTATAAGCAACAGCAGATGATTAATCACGCTTTGTATCGTGAAGCAGTCAAGGCCAAACATCAGATTGAAAGCGCAAGAAAGTACGTCAGAAAGCAGATGCACAGCAAGAAAGAAGTGTGGGGAGCAGAGCAGCACTTCTTCCAAATGTGCGCATTGCTGGAGCGTATGGGCTATCACCGCAAGGACTTTAACACCAACGGCAGAGAAGTGCAGCCGCTTAGCGATTACATTGCAGAGATGCAGTCAAAGTACGGTGACGAAATTATTTCTATGCCGGAGTTTGTTCTGAACCCGAATAATGATTTGACCAATGCGCCGCAGCTTAGCCTTGCGAACTATATGGACGTTATCGACGCACTGAAAAACATTCGTGCTATTGCAAAGCAAGATACGAAGATGAATAAGATTGCTGCCGATGAAGCATTTGAAAAGGTTAAGGCTGATACGATAGCGCACCTGCAAGAATTGCCGGTAGAGTACGAGGCGGAGATTGGCAGCGACAGTAAAAAGAGCCTGCGTAAGCGAATTATTGACTGGCCTAAAAATATCATAGCTACACTGCGTAACGCTGATAACTTCTTCTTGATGATGGATAATTGGACGGAAGGTTATTTTACTAGGGAGTTTTACAACAAAATCAACCATTGCGCAGATATGGAAAGCACGATGCTTGAAAGTTACCAGAACGAGCTTATAGATGCTTTGCAGAAATGGGAACCGGACAAGAAAACAGGCATTGCGCATGATACAAGAATTTACTACAAAGAGCTTGGCGGTAGCGCAGATAAGCATGCTTTGATTGCTATGCTGTGCAATCTGGGCAGCGACAGCAACGCCGCAAGGCTGTGTTCGCAAAAACCGGTAGGCGTAAAGAATTCTGATATATGGGTGGAAGAATCGGAGCTTATAGGCAGAGAAGAAGCGATGCTGCAAACCAAACAAAACCTTATAGAGTTTTTGTGCAAGCATCTGACTAAAGCAGATATTGCCTATGCGCAGGCACGTATCAATGCAGCAAGTAAATTCTGGCCTATGCTGGCAGAAGTCAACCGCAGAACAAAAGGCTTTGAGCCGCCGAAGATTGAAGCGTCGCCGTTGGTGATGAAGCTTGCCAGCGGTGAAAGCGTGGTATTTGACGGTGGCTACCTCCCATTGGAACGTGATATGCGAACCGGCAGTATGCCTGGTAAATTCGACAGAATCGACAGTACCGAAGAAGGTAGCAGACCACCGCAGCGGACTTTAGCTACTAACAGTGGTTCCAGCAAGTCGCGTACCGGCGGCAAGTATCCCGTCGACTTATCGCGCGGCAGCGAGGTTACGGCGGTGAAAAGCACTATTCATGATATTTGTTATCGCGAAACAATGCTTGATTTCAGAAAGATACTGAACGATGAGGATATTTACCGCAACATGGTTGAGCGTTTAGGCGATACCAACGTAAGACTTTTAAGAGAGTTTTTGCAGGCTTGCGCTAATCCATATGGCAATAAGACAGCGTATATGGCCGAAAAGACATTTACGAAGATTGCCGACGCTTTGCGTAATGTTGCAACAAATGCGGCTATTATGTTTAATTTTAAAACGGCAATGCAGAACTTTTCTAACATCCTGCTATATGGAAATAGCGTAGAAGGCTTTTCTTATGCTGACGCTTTCAGAGCCTTGTACCGTGGCTTTACAGGTGAAGGCAGAGCGGAAGCAGATGCGATTTGCGCAAAAAGCGTGTTTATGCGTGAACGCATGGAAGTGCCAGATGTTACGTTGAGAGATATTCAGAACCGTTCTGACCTTAACCCGATTGAAAAAAAGACGCTGAAATATGGCGCGTTGCTGTTAGGCTACACTGATATGATGACTGCGAAGCCGGTATTTGCAGAAGCATACATGAAGAAAATTAATGAAGGCAAGACAGAGCAGGAAGCACTAGATTTTGCGAACGCTGTTATTCGCCGCACGTTAGGCAGCAGCCGTATTCATGATGTATCAAGTACGCAACGAAATAGCGGCTTATTCAGATTGTTTACGATGTTCCAGGGATTTTTCAACACACAGTTTAACCAATGGGACAGAGAAGCACATATCGCCAAAAGGTTATGGAATAGCGGCGAGAAAAAAGAAATGGCTGAACGGCTGATTGCTTTTGCTGGTGCCAAATTTCTCGGCGTGTGCTTGCTGAACGTGGCTATTGCAGAGCTTTCTTTGACTGCTCCTTTTGAGAAAGACAAGGACGGCTATCGTAAATTGTCAAAAGAACTTATCAACTACCCGTTGTCTATGGGTGGACCTTACGGCCAATTTGCAAATATCGGCATACAATGCCTGTTAGGTATGAGGAACTATGGC